ATGACTATCCTTGGCAAATCTATCATGTTGCATCAGACGCAGCAGTAGCTTCGACTATTGCAGGCGCTCACGCAGTTTACCTAGATACTTTCGACGTAAATTCAGCAGCAGGTAGTACTACTACAGGTATGTCATCTAACACGTTAGATATCGGCGACACACATGCAACAAATAACACTTGGAGACTATTAAGAGGTGTTGAAGATCCTGAAAATGGGGACTTAACTGCAGCATTCTGTAATGTTGAAGTTGTTCAAAACTTGAACCAATATATTGATAGTTCTGGGTCATAATAGGGAATAGGAGAATAAATTATGGCAATATCACGACATCAACTCGTAAAAGAGTTAGAGCCAGGATTGAATGCACTATTCGGCCTGGAATACAATAGGTATGATAATCAGCATGCTGAGATTTATACCAACGAATCATCTGACAGAGCTTTTGAAGAAGAAGTAATGTTAAGTGGATTCGGAAACGCAAGTGTAAAGAGCGAAGGTTCTGGAGTAGCATTTGACAATGCACAAGAATCTTACTCTGCTAGATACACTCATGAAACAGTTGCTTTAGCATTTGCTATCACTGAAGAAGCTATCGAAGATAATCTTTACGATAGAATTTCTTCTAGATACACAAAAGCTCTAGCAAGATCTATGAGTAACACTAAACAAGTTAAAGCAGCAGCACCTTTAAATAACGGTCTACCAAGTGTAGATGGTTTTGATTCAGGTGATGGTGTTTCTTTGTTTAATACTTCTCACTCAACTGTGAGCGGTACTAGCGTTAAAAACACACTTACAACACAAGCAGACTTAAACGAAACTTCATTAGAGCAAGCGATGATTGACATTGCTGGTATGACTGATGAAAGAGGTTTAAGAATTGCAGCTAAAGCAGTCAAAATGATTGTTCCATCTGCAAACCAATTTGCTGCTGAAAGACTGATGAAGTCTCAAGGTAGAGTTGGAACTGCTGATAATGATATCAACGCATTAGGATCAATGGGAATGATTCCTCAAGGTTACAGAGTGAATAATTTCTTAACTGATACTGATTCGTTTTACATTATCACTGATGTACCAAATGGTATGAAAATGTTCACTAGAGCACCATTGACAACTGCAATGGAAGGTGACTTTGATACTGGTAACGTTAGATACAAAGCTAGAGAAAGATACTCGTTTGGAGTTTCTGACTTTAGAGGTATCTTTGGCGTTGAAGGTGCGTAATCAATAAAACTTTTTGTGGCCGGACACAGTTCGGCCACATTCAACAAATATGGTGAGAAAATGAAAAAATTCCTAGTAAAAATATGGGCGTACGATCATCATGCAAAATTTGAAGTTTTGTCTGAAGATAACGCTATTTCTCTTGAAAAATCAATCCTTGACAAACTGGGAGAAAAAAGTATAAATTGGGAAAACCTTGGAATATCTTATGATAACAAAGTTAACAGAATAACCTATGAGGAGGTTGTTGATGATACAAGACCTATACAAACAAAAAAGGTACTTGGAGTTGAAGTGGGAACAGGAGCATATTGATAATGGAAAATATACTCTTGAAATGGTTCGGATTGATGACAAAGTCAGGGAAGTCATTACTGAAATCAAGCTTGAAGAAGCTAAAATTGCTCACAGGCAAAATAGCGTTGAAGGCGCTGCTCCACAAGTTTCTGTAGCTACTTAAATATAAAGCTACATCGCTGAAATCGCACTTTCTTTACAGGCTCTCTTGCACTCTACTAAAAAATAACATATAATTTTAACACTATACAAAAATTAAAAATTAAATGTAGACGCGTATAGTCGACATGCCCCTAGGGACTACATTTATATATTCTAGGAGGAATATAATTATGGCAAACACAACATTTAGCGGACCGGTACGTTCGGAAAACAACGTACAGCTAATTAGTAAAACAGCAGCTACAGGTGTAGTTCATGACAGAACTCAATGTTTTGGATTACATGATGCTAGAAGATATTATCTTTATGAGCCTTTCTATCAAAG